TAGGGTTGGAGATACTGTAACAAACACAACAGCTTCTACGACAACTACTGTAGCTGCTTTAATTAACGAAACATCATTAACATTAACGGCTGATATTTTTAACAGCTCAACCTTGTTTAATGATAATTTTACAATTTCAGCTCCTTCAAATGAAGTTTATAGTAATGGACAGTCTTTTTTAACTACTTTATCTATTGGTGATGTATATGAAAACACTACACAAAACTTTAGTGAAATAGTTACTGTAATTATAGATAAAAATAGATTTAGATGCAGCTCTACAGTAGGTGCTCTTGGAGACGCATATAATATTTTTGACTCAACTGTAGCTTCAACATATTTAATTCAAATGGATCAGATAGTTTTAGCTGACAGAGTTACAGCAGAACAAACTTTAATTCAGTTAAACACAGTTAATAATGATGAAGTTACAATAGACCATTCAGATCAAGGAACTGGACGTGCTGTTGCTATTGCAATACAAAATGCTATGAAGAGAGGATATATAGGTGTTGATATGCCTGAACCTCCTGGCCCTTCTACTGCAAGAGTACAAATGCCGATATTTGAAAACTCGGTTATAACAGTAGAAAGCGTGGTAGCAGGTTAATAGTTTTTACAACAATTCTTAAGAGGTTACTAAAAAAAGTAACCTCTTTTTTTTTGCTATATTTGTAGATATTTAAAATGTATTTTCTATGGCTATGATTAATAATGTTAGGAATACAGTATTGGCAATTATAAATAAAAATAATTACGGGTACTTATCTCCTCAAGACTTCAATTTGTATGCTCAACAAGCACAAATGGACTTATTTGAGGATTACTTTTATCAGTACAATCAATATATAAATAGAGAAAACCAAAGACTTTCGGGAACGGGGTACGCTGATATAACTAAAGGATTAGTTGAGGTAATAGATTCTTTTTCAGTACAAGCTTTTTTAATTGGAGGTAACGGAGCTAATTCTTGGAACTTACCGTTAGATTATTATTTAATAAATAAAATATTTCATTACCCTACACTTCTTACATCAGGAACAACAAGTGCAAGTAATAATAAACAGTTAATAAATGCTGCCTTAGTTGGCCAACCTTCTCCACCAGCTTTTAATACTGGAGCTACTGGCTTTACAGTATTCCCGCTTACAGGCAGTTTAGTTGTTAATACGGGTACTTTAACTGAATCATTTGTTAATTCAGTGGTAGACGCTACTACTTTAAATTTAGCAACTGATATATTTCAATCAGCTACTGTACCTCCTGCTGAAAACTATAGTATATTTGATGCAAACACAATAGTTGAGGTAGAAAGAGTAAGTCAAAATAAATTATTTTATTTAACTAGCTCTACAATAACATCTCCATCTTCATTATTTCCCGCTTACGTTTTAGACGGTAATACCATTACGGTTTACCCAACAACCATACAAGCTGCGGGTGCTATAAAAACACAATACGTTAGATATCCTAAAGCACCTAAATGGACTTTTGTTACAATAGTTGAAGGAGAACCATTATTTGATGCTTCGGCAGCAGACTTTCAAGACTTTGAATTACCATTGTCTGATGAACCTGGATTGATAGCAAAAATATGTCAATATGTAGGAATAGAAATTAGAGAGCAACAAGTGTATAATTTTGGATCAACAGAGGAAGTGCAAGAAAACCAAATACAAGTATAAGAAATGGCATATATTACTGACTATCAATATTACGAAAACAATCAAGTATCTCCTAAGGATGAGAACTGGGGTTCATATCAGTATGTAAGCTTAGAAGATATAGTGTCTAATTTTATGTTAATATATCAAGGTAACAATGAGATATTAAATAACATAGAAAGGTATCAAGTTTTATTTCACGCAAAGAGAGGAATACAAGAGTTAAATTACGATGCGATGAAAGAAATTAAAGTATTGCAATTAACTGTAGACTCGCAAATAAGATTTATTTTACCTCAAGATTATGTTAATTATGTTAGGATATCGTATTACAGAGATGGTGTTTTATATCCATTAGTTGAAAACATACAAACACAATGGAGTAGTTCTTATCTGCAAGACAATAATGCACAGATTTTATTTGATTTAGATGGTAATGTGTTAAAACCTGAAAACTCTTTAGTGGATTTATCAAGACAAGGGGGAGGAATGAGAGCTTTATATTTAGGGCCTGGGCCTTACAACGGGCAGGAAGGATTTTGCTGTAATGGTGAATGGTATTTTGAATATGGAATAGGGGATAGATTTGGTTTAAACACAGAGACTGCAAATGTAAATCCTACGTTTACAATAAACAAACAAGAGGGAGTTATATATTTATCTTCAGATTTAGCGGGACAATCTGTAGTTTTAGAATATGTTTCAGATGGTATGGAGCAAGGAAATAATTCTAAGATACAAGTTAATAAATTATTTGAAGAATTTATATATGCATACATAAGGTACTCATTATTAAATGTAAAATATGGTATTCAAGAATATGTAGTTAATAGAGCTAGAAAGGATAAGTCATCATTATTGAGAAACGCAAAACTAAGATTAAGTAATATGCACCCTGGAAGACTATTAATGAACATGAGAGGACAGAGTAAATGGCTGAAATAATATGGATATTAACACGAATTTTATAGCTGGTAAAATGAATAAAAGCGTTGATGAACGCTTAGTACCTCCAGGACAATATATAGACGCTCTTAATGTAAGGCTAGGATCAACAGAAACTACTGAGATCGGTGCTGTAGAAAACTCAAAAGGCAACACGAAACTTACTAGTATTAGTTATAATGGACAAGTTTTGTCAGGAGACGCTACTTGTATAGGTGCTTTTTCAGATGGAGTAAACGAAAATATTTATTGGTTTGTTCACGACCCTTCTTCTGCAACCTCAAGTTCAGGAGTAGTTGATATGATTATATCGTATAATACTACAGGTCAGTCTGTAACATATCATGTGGTTAGTGAAACCGTATTAAATTTTGATCCAAAGTTTTTAGTAACTGGTGTAAGTTTAATAGAAGACTTGCTGTTTTTTACAGACGACTTTAATCCTCCACGAAAAATAAATATAAAAAGAAATTATTCAGAACCTTTAGCTGGGGTGGATCAGATTTCAGCAGAAGAGTTAAATGTTATCGTTAAGCCTCCAGGATTTAGTTCTTATACTACATCTTTAGGCGTTACAGAGTATGAGCTTGCTCGTCCTGATATTAAATTAGTTAATGTTCCTGGAGAGGAGAATTATATAGTTGATAGGTTTTTGTGTTTTGCATATCGCTATCAATATCTTGATAACGAATATAGTGCTACATCATTATACACTACTTCAGCTTTTGAACCAGGGACGTTTTTTTTTGATCCTAGTAATTATTACAACGAAGGTATGGAGAACACATTTAATGGTGTTGAAGTAACTTTTAATACGGGAGGTAAATTAGTTATTGCTGTTGAATTACTTTATAAAGAGTCGGTAAGCAATAATATTTTTGTAATAGAAAGGTATAAAAAAACTGATTTAGGATGGTCTGATAATAGTTTGCAAACAGTAAACTTTACTAATTCAAAAATATTAAGCCTTATAGGTCAAGACGAATTGTTAAGGTTGTATGATAATGTTCCTCGTTTAGCAAAGTCTCAAACTATAATGGGAAACAGACTGATTTATGGTAATTATGTAGATCAATATAACATAACTACTTCTGATGGTGCGGAAATACCTATTGACTTTACTGCCTCAACTAGCTCAGTACCAGTAGTAAATGCTAATGTTTCAGCAATTTTAACAACAACCGCAACAAACATAATAAATCCTGCTGCGTCACTTCAGGTTTCTTTAGATACAGCTACATTTGATTTAGATGATTTAGGTATTTCTCTTCCAATATTAATAAATTCTCAATTTACATTAAGAGTAAAACTAACTTCTGGCGTTGTTCAGCCTGCTCCTTATAATACACCTTTAGGAGGGGATACAGGTAGTTCTAATTTTCCTACTACATTTTCAACTAACACGCCATCAACAGAATTTTCTATTGAAACTATTGTAGTGGCTCAAGGCAATTATGTTTCTTTTAATGATTTTTTATTAAGTAATGAGTTTGCTGCCGCTATAGGAGATAGTAATACTATTACTCCTATTTCACCAACTGCGGTGTATGGCCTTTCTTTAACGGATGAATTATATAAAGTAATTAATGCACCTAGTTCGCCAGTACAATATGAATTTGTAAATTCTGGAAAATTTTCTTCTTCACCATCGCAGCAAGGATTTAGATTAGTTGTTTCTGGAAACACTTTTAAAATTCAAGTCCCAGCTATTCAGTACCAGTACAATCCTGGGGGAGGGGGTGCTATAGTGAATGTGTATGAATATTTTAGTTATTCTTTTACAAGCATAACACAAAACATACTACCATACAGAGGAGAGTCTTCGGATTGTAATTTTGTTTTTTCAAGTGTTTCTGATTCTTCTAGTCTTCATAGTAACAGAAATTATGACGCGGCTATAATATATATGGATGAGTTTGGAAGAGCGTCAACTGCATTAGTGTCTCCAAACAACACTGTGTTTTTTGATTCAAGCACTTCTATTGATATTAATACAATAAAAATTAATATTGAAAACAGGCCTCCTTCTTGGGCAACAAAATATAAGTTTGTTTTAAAGCCTTCTTTTGGAGATTATAATATTATATATAGCAATCAAATATTTCAAGACTTTCAACAAGCTAATATTTCATACGTTAGACTTCAAGGAGAGTCTACCTCTTTAGTTTCTAAGGGAGATATACTGACTGTTAAAGTTGAAAGCACTGGAGATGCCGTGCTAGGTTTAGTTGAAACTACAGTTTTAGAGGTAGAGGCTTTAGCCGCAGGAGATACAACCATAACTCCGCCAGTATCCCCACTGCCAACAGGTGCTCCAGCAGGGCTGTATATGAAATTACAACCTCAAGGGTATAGTGCTAGAACAAATCTTCTTTCAATAATAGATCTTGAATTTCTTGACG